GTAAGCTTGCTATGTGGAACCTAGCTAAAGGTATGAGCTGGTATAACAATAATAAATTTGTTAGATTTGGTATCAACTCTATGTATGCTATTGATGGATTTACGAATTCAATGATGGCTAGTGGAGCAGCAAGATCTAAAGCTTATCTCCAGATGATGGAAGAAACCAAAGGTGGTTTCAGTAAAGCAGCTTTCGATAAGTTACAACGTAAACTATATGATGAATCCTTTGATGCAACAGGTTTGCTTAAAGATAAAGCAGCTAAACTAGCATCACAAGAGATAGCACTTAACGTAGATAGTCAACTAGCACAAAACTTTACTAAGTTTATTGAACGAGTTCCAGCTGCCAAACCACTATTCCTATTCCCACGTACAGGTATTAATGCATTAAATGTTGCTTGGTCATTTACACCGGGTAGTAGCATAGTCCCTGTTATGACTAAAGCTAGAAAGGTTCTTTCCGCACAAAGTATCGGAGAGATGACTGAAGCTTTAGCTGAGCATGGTTTAGAATATAGTGATGAAGCATTTGCAGCACTTAAATCTGAATACATTGGTCGTCAGTTGATGGGTGGTGCAGTAGTTACAGGTGCTGGTATATGGGCACTAGAAGGTAACCTTACAGGTAATGGTCCTCATAGCCATGGTGAACGTAAGAGGATGCAAGATATGGGTTGGAAGGCTAACTCTATCAAGAACCCAATTACAGGTAAATGGCATAGCTATAAAGGATTTGAACCATTTGATACTCTACTTGGTTTAGTAGGAGATTTGGTATACAATTCTAATCGTGTAGACCAAGCTATTACTGAACAGATGTATCAGAAGTTAGCGTTTTCTATCAGCATGAACGTTGCTAACAAGACATTCCTTAGTGGCTTTGAACCGTTAGTATCCTTATTCTCTGGAGATGAAGGTGCGTTTAAACGATTCATGGTTAACCAAGGTGATGCTATGGTTCCATTTGCAACTTCTGGTATTAGGAGTGTATTGAATAATGCTGTAACACCACAGTTAAAAGATGTAGAAAATGACTGGGGTGCTTTAGTCCAGAACAAATGGAAGTTTATGCATAGAAGTGGTACTTCTGAAGATGCACTTCAAGATCAATTAGATATATACACTGGTCAACCAATACGATTCCATGAACCACTAACTGCTGCAGCTAATGCTTTCATGCCATTTGGTAAATCTAATGGTGATATGGAGCCTTGGAGACAGTGGTTAATTAGTACTGGTTGGGACTCACAACGTAGTTTGGAGATAAATCCTATTACTGGTGATCCAATATCCACGCAAGATAGATATAAAATAAATAACTGGATAGCCCAGAACATGGATCTAGCTGGTCAGATAGAAAGAATGATGAATGCTCCTGATGATTTTTGGAATAAAAAAATTAAGGAGTATGGTAAAGCTAGAGGATTTAAAAAACAAAGAGACTTCCCTATAAAAGAGTTGGTGGTACATCAAGAGTTGAATAGAATACATCAACAAGCAATGAAGTATGCTTGTTCATGGTTAGAAAGACATCATGAGCAACACTCTGCAATAGGTGAATCTAAGGCTAGAATTAAAAACGCACTCAGACAAGGTAACATCCCTGAAGCTTTAAAAGCACATGAAAACAGGGGTGAGTTAAAAGAACTCCTTAACTTAAATAAATGACCGTAACAATTGAAAATTTATATACGGGTAACGGCTCCACCACCGATTACTCGTTCACATTCCCATATTTAGACACGTCTGATATCAAGGTAACACTTGCTACAGTCGCTACAACTGCATATTCGTTGCTTAATGCAACAACGGTTAGATTTGACAGTGCTCCCGGCAATGGTGTAGCTATTAGAATCTATCGAGAGACAGCTTTCGACACCCCTAAAGCTACATTCTACCCCGGATCAGCTATACGAGCTAATGATCTGAATGATAATACACTACAAAACTTATATGTAAACCAAGAATCTAATGATAAAGTTGCTGACGCTTGGCTGACAGGTGACCCAACTGTTATTAGTACAGAGACTTGGTACACAACTGATGATACAAAGATAGGTACAACCAAAGCTATTGAGAATAGAATTGGTGCTAAGATAGATACAGCTATGGAAGCTGATGTCTTAGCTGGTACTGATTTAACTAAGACTGCATCTGGAGGACAAGTTACCATTAACCATAGTGTTACTGGTGCTGCTTCAGTCAATAATAGTAATGGTACTGTAATACAAGACCTTACTATTAATGGTAGAGGCCATGTTACAGGTACAGGATCTTATGATTTAGATGGTAGATACTATACAGAAACAGAACTAGACGCAGGGCAGTTAGATAATAGATATTATACTGAGACAGAGTTAAATGCTGGTCAGTTAGATAATAGATACTATACTGAAGCTGAAGCTGATGCTAGATTTTATAATTTAGCTAGTACTGAAGAGATACAATCAGGTGAAACATGGGCTGCTGCTGATAATAAAGTTGCTACTACAGCAGCTATAGATGCACGTATAGTAGATCTTGTTGATGATGTAGGTGGTTTCGTACCTATAGCAAATGAAACAAGCTTCCCTGCTGCAAATCCTGATGTAAATAATGGTGCTGGTACTTTAGTTAGTGTTAAAGAATTTGCTTCTTCTCATACCCCATCTAGTGGAACTGTAACTATTGCTAATGGTGCAGGTTCAGGTAATACAATAACAATTACAGGATGTGGTTCAACAGTATTAGCTGCAGGTTTTGGTGGAATTGTTGAAACAACTTCTACTCTTCATACTTATACATTCCATAGATTAACTCCTAAGGCTACAGAGGTCACAACCGTAGCTGGAAACATCTCTAACGTTAATACTGTAGCTGGCAATAACAGTAATATTACTACTGTAGCTGGAGCAAATAGCAATATAACTACAGTTGCTGGATCTATCTCTAACGTAAACAATGTTGGAGGATCGATAGCTAACGTTAATACAGTAGCTACAAATATAAGTAGTGTTAATGACTTTGCTGATAAGT